AATACAAAACCGCTAAGCCTGGATTACTTTTGCCAAAGTAGTAGATGGCGCAGTCAGTAATGATTTGTGTAGCTAGGTCTTTAGCTGCTTCTGGATCACGGATCGTCATAAATACCAGGTTGCGAAGATCTTCTTCATCACCATATTGGTAGAGATCCATAACGTGGTACTCGGTGCGGTTGATAGTAACGGAGCCATGAGCTAATAATTCTTCCACGATCTCAGTGGTTGATTCGTCAGGAGTAACTTCTGGCGCATCCCAAACATTTGCATGAGTGCTAACTGCATCTGCGATTGGGCAATAGGTTGTATATGAGTTCATTGTGCTGCTCCGTTATTAATTAACTACAGCTATTTTAAGGTAACTTACTATTCAAGTCAAATGTTTTTGATAAGTATTGATTAGTGTCATGGCGAGGGTAAAATTTAAAGCAAAAAAAATCCCCATATAGGAGATCCGCTGACAATTATTTTGAGGTTACTTATAAAGGGGGCCCCTGAGATCTAGTCCAGTGACCTAGCGCACTGCACCTTGCGCCTCGTACAAAGTATGGCTGATAAACTTTAAAACGCGGTTGCAACTGATCCATATGATCGGTAAATAAAATATGCCAATTCCAGATTTCGGTTTCTGTCATCCAGTGTAATTTTTTACAGCGTAATTTATTTAAGTTGAAATAAGTATTCATGAGATTATTCGGCCACGAAAGAGCCGATGACTACTCCAATTATTATAATGTCATCATCCATTTCTGAGGTGGGGTATTGTGGATTGATCGGCTTCAAATACTTTTTGCCATCATCCTCATAATATTCTTTAAACGTAGCCTCTGTTGAGTCTAGCCGTCTAGAAATTACTCTTGATCCATTTTTTACCTCTATTGTCGGATCAACGAATATTACAATACCTTCTGGGTACGACCTTTTACCTGGGTAGGGAGATTCCATCTGGTCGCCTTTTACTCTTAATGCGAATGTTGACTTGGCACACTGGACAGGACAATAAATCCAATCCTCGGCCTCGCCATCTTTTTCCATAATTTCACCTTCTATATAAGTAGATAATTTATCCCATGATATTAATGGGACTCTTGCGTTAATGGTGACAAAACTAACGTCACCACCAAATGTTGCGCCAAATAGTAAATAATCGGGCGCACAGTCCAAGGCTCTCGCCAAAGCTGCCATATTTTTATTTTTAGGCTCGATCTCATCACGTTCCCAATAGGTCAAAGATGCTGAGCTAACGCCTATCAACGCTGCCACAGCAGTTTGGGTAAGTTTTAATTCTTTTCTTCTATTGTAAATGCGCTTTCCAACTGTATTCATGTTTCTCTCGAAAGTTATTAAGTAAAGTTAAATTACCTTCAGTAATCTTAAATGTATTTGATTCAAATGTTAGCCTGTGTAATAATCAGTTATCTTAAAAAGAGGTAGCTATGCTAAAAACCAACGTAAGGCAGCACTTCGGCAATGACACCAAGGTTGCCAAATTCTTGTCTATAAGCCCAGCCGCTGTCCATTACTGGGGTGAAGTGATCCCCAAGGGTCGGGCAACTGAGCTTCATTTATTAACTTCTGGTGAGCTGGAGTATGACGCTGCTCACTATCAAACAGACCAAGCTGCTCAGTCAGAGGCGGTGGCGTGATGGCCGAGAAGTTGACCAACTCGGTCACTAGCTCATTTGATGATGAACTGTATGCGTTTGCAAAAGCTGATGCGTCATTACTTGGTCTTGATGTTAGTTCGTACATTCGGGCCACCGTTGATGAAAAACGTAAAAAGAAATTCAGTGAATTAAGAGTATTCCACGACTTAATAAACCTCCAGCAATCCAATAAATAGATAAAATTTTTCCAATGCCAGGTGATGTATGCACTACTACAAAAAGAACATAGGCGATTACGCAAAGAAAGCAGGACGCCTTTCAATGCTACAGCACGGCTCGTACACGCTTTTAATTGATGCGTGTTATGACCGTGAAACCTTCCCAACACTTGAAGAAGCTATCGACTGGACGTGGGCATCGTCTAAAGAAGAGATTGAAGCTGTTGAGTTTGTATTGAGGAAGTTTTTCACCTTGGTTGATGGTGTGTATATCCAGTCTCGCATACAGGAAGAGTTAGATGACTATCACAGTAAGGCATTAAAGAATAAGCAGATTGCTATTGATAGAGAGGCTAACCGTGCAGCAAATAACACGAAGCGTGAAGAAAAAGACACGAACCGTGCACGAAGCGTTAACGGAGCGCCACCTAACCATAAACCAATAACCAAGAACCAAGAACCAATAACTAATACTAAAAGCATTGTCGAGGCTAAGCCTCAACGTGTCGATCATGTTCAACCAATCTTTGATTACTGGGTTGAAACGATGGGAAAGACCGCTGCGACAAAGCTGACTAAAAATCGAATAGCTTGTGTATCCGCTAGATTGAAAGACGGCTACACCGTAGACCAAATCAAACTAGCAATCACTGGTTGCGCCAGATCACCACACCACATGGGCCAGAACAACGAAGGGACGATTTACGATGATCTAACCCTAATCTGCCGAAACGGTGAAAACATTGAAAGATTTTCAGAAAATATAGCAAAGGTAATTCCTAATGCAACATATCAGCCAGCTAACAAGCCAGCCATTGACTCCGATGATACAAGCTGGGCAGACGAAATCATCAGCGCCAGTGAACAAGAATGCGGCAGCAGTGGTCAACAAGATTTTCAACGACTTGAAGGCGATCCACTCGGCATGGAAGCAGGCTCTTTCATCGGATTTGACGGAGGGAGACATTAAAAAACAGTTCCTTTTGGGATTTATAGAGTCTGGCGTATCTGACCTAACCGTTATCAATGCCGCCCTAGCTCGAAGCAGGGCATCTAACAATCCTTTCTTGCCAACCATAGGCCAGTTTATAAGATATTGCAGAGAGGCTATGAGCGAGCGCGTAGGAGCTTTAGATCCAACAGTTGCCTATGCGCATTTGGTTCGTTACTACTCCAAGCCACTAGAAGATCGAGAGCCATGTAGCTTAAACAAGGTTATTTACCACACGATCAGCCAGGTTGGCTTTGATAGTTATTACTTCAAAACGATGGATGGTAAGCGAGCAGAACAATACTTCAAAGATCAGTACGCCATGACCATCGATTACATTGTGTCAGGCGGTGAGCTAATAGCTCCAGTCGCGCCAAAAATGCGCATTGATTCAGGGCCGCTCGGCCAGCCAACGCAGCTAGAGCGAGAGTACGGAAATTCACAAGCATCAGCACTAAAAGGATTGTTCGGATGACTGAAGAGGTAGAAGCGGATCTAAAAATAGAGCTTAACGTGCTATGCCCAAATGATGAGTGTAAACAATACCGATTGGTAAACAACAAAAACTTTAAAGGACTAAACATGATTTCAGGCGAAAACAGCATCGTAACTAACGTACTAAAAAACGCAGTCTCTTCTTCAATCCTAGCTGGCAGTCGTAGGGTGTCAGAGAAGAATAGAAGATTAGCCGTTGATAACGAGATTGAGCTACTTGTACACCATCAGAAAGCAGGACACCAAACCGCAGAAGAGACAGCTAGAAGCATTAAAACTGTTACCGCGCTCAAGGCTGAGAAAAGACGCTGGAATATATTAAAGGGTTTTTATAGTTATGCCGAAACGGAGATTATGAAATGAAATCATATTTAAAGCCAGATGCGCTTGTAAGCCCATATAACGATGATTTAGTTAGGGAGTACCTAGCACAAGGGTTAACCATAGAAAAGTGCGCTAACGGTGCGTCAGGCGGCCTCAGTCATATAGTTAAGTCAATGATGAACCCAGCAGCTAGAAGAATAGCTTCAAGGAAGTTTAACCAGCGGAGAACAGCATGAACAGGGGAGATTTATTAAGCAAAGCGGCTGAGTTAATTGACGGTCAACGAGCGAAAGACTATGGAGATGCCGCAGAAAATTTTGGCAATATTGCACAAGGCTGGTCTGTGATCTTAGGTCAGGAAGTATTGCCCGAACAGGTGGCGTTTCTAATGACATGGTTAAAGATTTGCCGATTAACTAAATCGCCTGGTAATCACATTGATAGCTGGATTGATTCGGCAGGATACATTGCATTAGGCGCAGAAATTGCAACGGAGAAATCAGCATGAAAGCAACCAGCATAAAAGCATTTACATCTGTACAGGATGAAGCAGACAGGCAGCGTATTAAAATGAAAAAGTTTGTTGAGGAAAACGCTGGTCATACAAGCAATGAACTAGGTGAGCTTAGTGATGAATATGATCGCTACCAGTTCGCTAGGCGCTTATCTGAGTTACGAGATAGTGGATCGCTAATCAACCCTCATACGCGCCCTTGTGGTGTCTCAGGTAGGGAAGCAATGACATGGGCTGTCGCCTAATGAGTAAGCTACTAACTGTTGATGAATGTAAGGACGTTATTAAGCGTCATAAAAGCGGTCAGCCAACGTGGGCAATCTGTGGCGAGTTAGGCGTTAGTGCAGGACACATAAAGGCCATTAGGCACTGCAAGCTATACCACTATCCGCTAACTGATTACCTGTTTATTTTTGACAAACTTAACAAAGATAAGCCTATCGAAGAGTCACCTTGTTCTTGGGATATTCGACTAAGCATGAGGCTGGCACGACTACCGATGAGTGAGTGGGCGGCTGCTCTGTGACTGAAAAGGTAGTGTTTCAGGTAACTAATGCAAACGTGTCTGGGAAGATTAGCGAGATTAATTCACTAATCAACCGTGGGTTATTTAAAGGCCCAGTTGAGGTGATTCTCACTCGGCCTAAACGCACAAAAGAACAGAATGGCAAATTGCATCCAATGGTGAGGGATATTAAGACTCAGGTTAAGTGGATGGGTTTAATGACCGAGAAGGAATGGCGACAGTTCTTTTGTGGAATTATCCAAGGCCAGAAGCCAGTACCAACCCCAGAGGGCGGAATCATTATGATTGGTGGCTCGTCTAAGGATTTAAACAAAGAACAGATGGGCGACTGCATTGAGTATATGTATGCGTTTGGTTCTGAGCGAAATGTTGTATGGAGTGAGCCAGCGCTCCAACTGTATAGCGAGTACAGGCAAGACGCGTGATAGACGAAGAGGCAAGAGCCAAGGCCATGAAGATGCTGGCTAACGGTCATACATACGCAAACATTCAGCGAGTGACGGGCATCAAAAACGTCACGGCTAGGAGTTGGAATATGAAGCGGCTGGCTGGCATTACCTCACTAACCGCGTTGCGCATCACAGCTAAACACGATAGCGGTGCGCTCTATGAGATAGCCGAGATTGGCGATGGATGGGATACAGCAATGGGTCTTGATCTTCTTCGGTACAAATTTACAGATTTCCCTAAATACTTTATTGGTGATTATGAATGAAAAAGGCTGAACGTCTTTACTTGGGTGACGTAGCAAGTATGGGCTGTGTGGTATGTCGCAACACTGGATGGGGAGAAAGCCCTGCCGAGATTCACCATATTAGAAACGGGCAAGGAATGAGCCAGCGAGCGAGCACTTATGAGTGTATTCCGTTATGCCCAGCACATCACAGAACAGGCGGTTATGGCATTGCATTACACGCAGGTCAAGAAGCGTGGGAAGCGGCATGGGGTACTGAGCGCGAGCTATTAGGGCAGACGTTAAGTGATGTTAAAGCACATAGAGGGCAGATCATTGGGCGTTAGTAAAGCAGAAGAATCACTAGCACTACAAATACGAGCAGTGAAGCTACCAGAACCAGTACGGGAACATAAATTCCATGCAATACGGAAGTGGCGTTTCGACTTCGCATACCCTGCTCATATGTTGGCTATCGAAGTAGAAGGTGGCGTATGGTCGGGTGGTAGGCATACACGCGGCTCAGGCTTCACTAAGGACTGTGAGAAGTACAACACAGCACTGATGGATGGGTGGCGCGTATACCGTTGTACGCCCGATATGATCGCAAAGGGAATCGTAGTGAAAGACATAGAAACAATATTGGGGTTAGCAGGGGCAAACCATGACAGGTAGACCAATAGGTACAACCATCCCAATTGATTGGGAGCAAGTCGATAGTATGTGCGCGATTCAGTGTACAGGTGAAGAAATGGCAGGCGTGTTAAGCGTTGATTATGACACCTTAGCGAGTGCGTGTAAGCGTGAAAAGGGGATGCTTTTTTCGGAGTATATCGAACAAAAAAGGGCAGATGGTAAGCGCAGCCTACGAAGAGAGCAATACACCACTGCAATTGATGGCAGCGTGGCTATGCAGATATGGCTTGGAAAGAACTGGTTAGGCCAGACAGACAAGATTGAAGCAGCGGTCACTAGTCTCCCCCCACTAGAAGTCGGACTCTATGCGGCTGACTAAAGCCCAATCGAAAGTGTTTAGTGACGATACAAGATTTCGCGTAGTGGTAGCAGGCAGACGTTTTGGAAAGACTCACTTAGCTATTGTCGAGCTAGTCAGGCAGGCACTACTAGGTAATGGTCGACACTGTTGGTATGTGGCTCCAACGTACAAAGCCAGTAAGCAGATCGCATGGCTATTTCTCTGTGACTTTATACCGAGAGAGTACATCGAAAAGAAGAATGAGAGTGAGCTATCAATACGGCTTCTTAATGGGTCGATCATAGCCCTCAAGGGTGCTGATAATCCCGATAGCTTGCGTGGTGTTGGCTTGAATTTCATTGTGCTGGATGAGTTCGCAGATATGAAGATCACGGCATGGACTGAGGTATTACGTCCAACCCTATCTGACAAAGAGGGTAGCGCGTTATTCATTGGCTCACCCAAGGGGCGAAACCACTTCTATGACATATGGACTGATGGTGTTGATGGGCGTGAGGAATGGTCTAGCTTTCAGTACACAACGCTTGATGGTGGCAACGTCCCTGAGAAAGAGATTGAGTCGGCAAAGCGTGATTTAGATGAACGTACTTTCAACCAAGAGTATTTAGCCCAGTTCGTTAATTACTCAGGGATTATCTATTACAACTTTGAGCGTGAACAGTCAGTGAAGAAAGCAGAAGATAGCTCGCTAATGCCATTACACATCGGAGTCGATTTTAACATCAACCCAATGAGTGCTGTGGTGTTCACTCGCAACAAGAATGACCTTCACGCCATTGATGAAATAGTTATACATGGGTCAAATACTGACGAAATGGCTGATGAGATTCACCATCGTTATCCTAATCGACCCATCACTATCTACCCTGACCCAGCGGCACGACAGCGCAAGACAAGCGCAGGCGGCAAGACTGATCTATCCATACTAGAGAATGCAGGATTTACCGTAAAGGTTAGACCATCACACACGCCAGTAAGGGACAGGATAAACGCTGTAAACAGCCGACTAAAGACTAAAGCGGGAGAGCGACACTTGATCGTTGACCCTAAGTGTAAACACGTTATTAAAGGGCTTGAGAGACACACTTACAAAGAGGGTACTTCTCAGCCAGATAAGGATTCGGGGCTAGACCACGCTATGGACGCTCTTGGCTATTGTGTGGATTATTTATTTCCTGTGCGTAAAGACCGCGCAGAACGACAACCAACTAGGTGGACTTAATGAATATCAAAGAAACACACGCAGCGTATGATAAAAACGCCCCAAATTGGGAGTTTTACTTGCGCTCTTATCTAGGTGGTGATGATTACCGTGATGGGCAATACCTACTCAAGTATGTGCTTGAAGATAAGAAAGAGTATGCAAAGCGGCTGGATTTAACCCCCGTTGATAACCACTGCAAGAATGTGATTAGCATCTATTCTTCATTCCTATGGCGCATTGCTCCTACCCGCAATTTCGGTAGCTTGGTTGAAGATCAGGCGTTGAACCAGTTCGTTAATGATGCTGACAATGATGGTCGAAACCTCAACCAGTTTATGTCTGATGCTCAGATATGGTCAGGCATATACGGTCACGTTTGGTTGATGATGGATAAGCCTACAGTTATCGCTAATACACGCGCTGATGAGCTAGCCCAAGAGGTTAGGCCATACGTCACAATGATTACCCCTGAAAACGTACTCGATTGGAGATTTGACCGAGCAGCTAATGGACGCTACGAGCTAACACTTCTTAAAGTTCGTGAGAATGTTGAGGGAGATAAGACATTCATTCGGGTATGGACTAAAGACGATATTTCACTCTATGAGGTTGAGGGTGAAGAGGTGACACGCCTAGAGAGCATGGATAACCCGTTAGGGGTCGTTCCTGCTGTGTGTCTATACGGTAATCGCTCACCTATTCGTGGTATCGGGCACAGTGACATAACAGACGTTGCTTATATGCAGAGGGCTATCTACAACGAGCTATCTGAGATCGAGCAGTTAATCCGCATCTCTAACCATCCAAGCCTCGTTAAGTCGGTTGATACCGAAGCTGGCGCAGGCGCAGGCAGTGTGATCGAAGTCTCTGATACTGACTCAATCAAGCCGTATCTACTCCAGCCTAATGGCGGCAACCTAGACGCTATCCGAGCAAGCATCACGGACAAAGTTGAGGCCATTAACCGCATGACTCACATGGGCGCTGTAAGAGCTACAGACGCACAAACCAAGTCAGGCGTTGCACTTCAAACTGAGTTCCAACTGCTTAACGCCAAGCTATCTGAAAAGGCTGATTTGCTTGAGTTAGCTGAGGAACAGTTATGGAATCTCTTCGCCCAATGGCAAGGCGTTTCATCTGACATATCCATTGACTACCCCAACACCTTTGATCTTCGTGACTACGGCACAGAGCTTGAGTTCCTACAGAAAGCTAGGGCCAGCGGTGTAGCCAGTAAGACGTTTATGCAGGGTGTTGATAAATCCATTGCCGAGCTTGTGCTTAATGATGCGGACTTAGTGAGGGCTGTGGACGAAATAGAGCAAGGATCAGAGCAGTTAGGGCAGTTTGAAAAGGGTCAGATTTACAAGTACCACATTGATGGCGGTGTAGTGACTCAGAATGAGGCCCGTAATGATCTAGGACTTAACCCATTAGCAGGCGGTGATGTAGTAGCGAAGCCTCAAGCGGTGGTGGCTGAATGAGTAGAGTTGCCCATATTGATAACCTTGATCGATTAGCTATCTTGCATAGTCAGCTAATTGATGAGGCATTGGTTGAGCTAGAGCAGGCAGCGGCAGGGATTGTGTCTAGTCTCCCGGTGAGTAGCGGCAAACTGCATGACCTAGAGGCGGCTATAGCGGCTAGACAGCAATTGCAGAAAGCTATGGTTGATAACTTTATGACCAAGGCTCAAGTCGTTGTCGATAGTTACGATGAGGCTGTAGAGACTTTAGCAAGCCTGTATCAAACCGTTCTCACTACTGGGGTATTAGAGGCGACCCAAGCAGAGTCGATTCGCCAATTGAAGTTTATGGCGTTTCAGGGCTTTGAAGAGATCGCTAATGCCCACCTTGAGCTAATGGCGCGTGAGGTCTATCAGTCAACGCTAACAGGTCGAGCGGCTAATGAAACTGTTCAGGCTATACGACACGCGATCAATGGTGTCTATATTCAAAGCAATGATGAAGATGCCCAAGCACTGGTTGAATTTATCAGCAAGAATAAAGACGATGCTGCCAAAGCCGCACAAGTTGATAAGGCTATCAATCTACTCCATTCCACCTACTCACGCGACAGGCTAGGCAACAACCTTAGACGGTACTCAAGCAGCTATGCCCAAGACGCTCTAATGCAGTTTAGCGCCTCGGCTAATATGTCTATTGTGGCTGATCTAGGGATTGAGCGGTGGGAGTATTACGGTGATGTAATCAAGGACTCACGCGATTGGTGTATAGAGCATGAGGGGCGAATCATGACAACCCAAGAGATACGAGATGAGTGGGCTAGCCGAAGTTGGAAAGGTAAATCATCTGGCGACCCGTTTATCGTTAGGGGTGGCTATAACTGTCGTCATCATTTTGCAGCAGTGGTGGATTAACTATGAAAGACATTGACCTCGAAGATCCAGAAATTGCAGCGCGTTACAACGAGGCAATTGATAACTATTTCATTTTGTTTGGTGAGCATCCGCCAACGATTGAAGCGCCTATTCATTGGGATAGCCTTGAATGGCTAGAATTAGTCGAAGATTGCGTCTGTGAGGGCGTGTCTATGACATTAGATTTTCATCAACTAGGGGAAGACGTATGAACGAAGCAGCAGAAGTAATTGAAGAAGTGGTTGAATCAACCGAACCAGAAAAGACGTTAACTCAAACCGAGGTCGATAAGATTATCGCTGATCGTGTAGGACGTGAGAGGCGTAAGTTTGAAAAGAAATACGAAGGCGTTGACGTTGATCAGTTCACGAAGTGGCAAGAGCAACAAGCGCAATCAGAAGTCGATCAAGCCACCGCTAAGGGTGAGTTTGAGAAAGTAATCAAAATGCAGGCCGAGAAGAAAGACGCTGAAATCGCCATTTTGAATAAGCGGCTTACCAATAACGAGGTTGATGGGGCGATATTACGGGCGGCTGAGATAGGTCAAGCCGTAGCGCCAACCCAAGTTACTGAGCTTTTGAAGGGAAAAGTGCGATTAAGTAGCGAAGGAGTGGCAGAAGTATTGGATAACGATGGAACTACCCGATATGGTGATGATGGTTCTCCGTTGACAGTACATCAATTGGTTGGCGAGTTCCTTACTACAAACCCGCATTTTGTCAAAGCCTCACAAGGTGGAGCAGGCAGCGCGGGGAGTGTAGGTGGCAATACATCGAGGCTTAAATCGGTGGGTGATATGAATCCAGCAGAATACGCTGAACATCGTAGCAAGATTGGTCGCGGTCGTATGACAGGTGGCTATATCAAACCCAACTAAAAGCAAGGTGTATCTCCACGGTCACTTTGCATAAATTATTTGTAAGGTGACCAAAATGGCAGCATCAACTACTACTACATTAGACGACCTGTTCGCTAATATCATCCGTGAGGCAATTTTTGTTTCACAAGAAACTTCTTTAGTTCGTAACCTAGTAACTACTTATGACATTTCTGGCGAAGCTGGCAAAGTCGTTCAAGTTCCAGTTTACGGTGAGACTACCGCCTCGGCATTGACCGAAGGGTCGGATATGTCTAGCACTGCAATCTCAACCACTAGCAAGTCAATCACTGTATCTGAGTCAGGTGTTCAAGCCTTGCTAACCGATATGGCTGCGAAATCCGCTATGGGTGACGTTGCTGGTGATCTAGGCCGCATCCTTGGCGAATCTGTTGCTAAGAAGATGGACAAAGACCTAATCGCCTTGTTTGCTGGTTTCAGCGCAGGCCAAGGTACAGCCGCACAGGAAATTACTGTTGCTGACATCTTTAAAGCTGCTGCCGTATTACGCGCTAATAACGCTACAGGCACACCATCTGCTGTAATCCATCCTTATCAGGCATACCAGTTGAAATCTAACCTCACCAACGCTTTCGCTAACCCGAATGGTGGTGACGCTCAGAATGAAGCGATGCGTTCTGGTTATGTTGGCACTATTGCTGGCGTTAACATCTACGAGTCTGCCAACATTGTTGTTGACGGTTCTGGTGATGCTATCGGTGCTTTGTTCACTCCAGCCGCACTAGGTTTGGCTATCAAGTGGGACATCAACATCGAGCCACAACGGGACGCTAGTATGCGTGGCTGGGAGCTTAACGCAACTGCATGCTTTGGTGTAGGCGAGCTTGTTGACACTTACGGTCAGAGCCTAACCTTTGACGCTGCCCTGTAAGGAGTAGCACATGGCCATGAGCGCGGATAGTGATTTAATTGCAATTCAACCTGATATTTTAAACTTAGGTATTGTCTCATTTAATAGTGAGCATCCTAAAGCTAAAGCAGATATTGAAAGGCGGTTAAGGCGCGACTGGTGGCCTAATAAGGGTATATCTGGTGATGCCAATATGACCCTTTTAACTGAATCTCAATTCACTAAAGCTGCCGCTTATTTGGTTCTTTGGAAGTACGCCTTGCCGCAGTTGGCAACGTGGGCAGCCGAAGACCGATTCTCGGCAATGTTGGTTTTTTATAAGAAACTATACGAAGAAGAGATTCAGGACGTATTTTTGGATGGTGTTGAGTATGACGCTGATGATGATGGAACGATCTCAGAAGAAGATAGAACACCTGTCCTAATTGGTCGCTTAACTCGCTAATGCAGATAACGACCAGTATTGATCTTAGGGGCGTACTAACACGCCTCAAGTCACTACAAACAAGTCCATTGGAAATGAAGAAAGCCCTGAAAGTTGCAGCAGTTGGGCAAATACGGGAAGTGAAAACTCGCACTAAAAAGGGTATTGGGCTAGATGGTTTCTTTAAACCTTACAGCCCGTTTTGGGTAGGGGTAAGAAGCAATCCAACCCCAGCACAAAAGAAGCGGTACAGAAGCGGTGGCGGGCATAAGACCAACATAGTGAACCTGAACTTTAGTGGGCGAATGTTGGCAGATATGGGCGTTGTTAAATCTACACCCTATGAGGCGGTTATATCGTTTCATAAAAAAACAGAAATAGACAAGGCTGAGGGTAATCAGCGAGTGAGACCATTTATGGGAATCACAGCCAAAGAGCAAAAGCAGATCGTAAAACGGTTTAAAGGTGCATTGTTTAAATGAGTATTAGAGAGAACATTGCAGACCACCTAATCGATACCTTATCTAGTATGAGCGTCCCAGTGATGCTTAAAAAGATCACTAGAGAGCCGTTTGATTATGAGTTGCTATCTAACGCTCAGTTTCCCGCAGTGTGGTTACAAAGCGCAGATGAAAACCGTGGCGATGTTACTTTAAGCGGAATGAGAGAGGCCACTATAAATTACAGAATAGTGGGCTTTGTTAAATCGTCAGCTATCGACACAGCAAGAAATGAATTAATTGAAAGCATTGAAAAAGCACTTGAGGTTGACCGCACTCGCGGAGGCTATGCCTTAGACACTCAAGTTCTTGAAGTAGATACAGATCAAGGCGCAACTACCCCAGTGGGTGGAATCACTATGGTCACTCAAGTTCGTTATCAGTATATGAGGGGCGAGTCCTAATGAAAATGTACAAAGGTAAATCATCCGTGATTGTGCATCCATCACAGATTGAAATAATGAAATCACGCGGTTGGTCAGAGCATAAGCCAAGCGCAACTAAACCAAAGAAAGTAACCACAACGGAGGCCGATAATGGCAACTCATAATGCAACACAGGGTTTAATCAAAGTCGGTTCTGACACATTAGGCGAACTAAAATCATTTAGTTTCTCCGAAAACAGCGACACGATTGAAACATCAAATCTATCATCCACAGCCAAAACTTATGCCGCTGGCAAGACGGGCTTTTCTGGTTCTGCTGAGGCTTTTTGGGATAACGATGATGCGGGTCAAACTGCTTTATCTAATGGCGCAATTGTTCAAATGCACTTTTATCCAGAGGGCGCAACAACGGGCGACAAGTTCCGCACAGGCACTTGTATTGTTTCTGAAATATCTACCAGTTTATCAACAGAAGGAATGGTTGAAGCGAGCTTCACATTCACAGGGTCAGGCACTTTAGCTGAGTCCACTGTTTCTTAAAAAGTTTAGCGGCTAGGGCTTCGGCCTGAAACAGCGTTTTCCCCGATGCGCTTGCCGTTAATTTATCGGGGGATTTACTAATTGGGGAATTATTATGAGTGCAATTATAGAGTCAGCAAAAGTACATTTTACTGAGCGTATGTCGAAGATTAATTCCATTGTTATTCCTGAGTGGGATAACACAGAAATCTTCTTTCGCCCTAGCATGAACTTCAAAGATCAGGGCATTGTTCTCAAGTTGCATGGTGACGGTCTACCAGCCGAAGCTGTTGTTATGACGCTAATCTTGAAATCTTTGAATAAAGACGGTTCTAAGATGTTTGTAAAAGCCGACAAGACTGAATTGTTACTTCGCGTTGATCCCGAAGTGGTTAGCCGAATCGTTAGTGAAATGAGTGACGATGAGCCAACCGTTGAGGAAGCAACAAAAAACTAAAACAAGATCATGATTTACGTTTTGCAATGGTATTAGCGGAACACCTCCATAAAACACTGGAGGAGATTATGGTCTTGAGTACAGATGAAATTATACTTTGGGCAGCTTTTTTGGAGTTAAATAATGGCAAGTGAAAAAGTCAATATAGTCATTAAAGCTGTTGATAAGACGAAGCGGTCTTTTCGTGCGGTGACTATGGGCCTGAACGCAATTAAGAAGGTTGCGTTTTCTATGCAGTCTGCTCTTATTGCGGTTGGCGTTGCTGGCTTTGGCTTTCTTGTCAAAAAGTCTATGGATGCCACTGATGCCCTCGGCAAAATGGCTGACAAGATTGGTATCGGAACAGCCGAATTAGGCGGTCTAAGACACGCAGCAGAATTAACAGGTGTTGCTACTACCACTCTCGATATGGGCCTCCAACGGATGGTTAGGCGTATCTCTGAGGCGGCTAGTGGTTCAGGTGAAGCTAAAGACGCTTTGATCGAGCTTGGGCTAAGTGCTAAGGCATTAAATGCCATGTCTCCTGACCAACAATTTCGAGCAATCGCAGACGCTATGGAAGGTGTCGCAGGCCAAGGCGAGAAGGTTCGCTTGGCTATGCGTCTATTTGATACCGAGGGTGTGGCGTTAGTTAACACGCTTAACGGCGGCAGTGCTGCATTAATTAAAATGGAAAGCGAAGCCGAGCGCCTAGGTTTGCGGTTAAGCCGTGGCTTAGTTAAAGGCGTTGAAAAAGCAAACGATTCAATCGGCACTTTAACCACTTATATCGCAACTTTGTTTCATCGAATAGTAGGCGAGTTAGCTCCCGCTATAGAATCTGTGACAAAGGGATTAATGGGTTGGTTTGAGTTAAAAGTTGACGAAGCTGGCGGCCCTGCAATGCTCGCTTCTAAGATAGCAATGTCTGTTTTAGATGCGTCAGAAACTATCATCACAGCCTTTAGAGATATGACGGAGAGTATTTATAACTTTGTGAATACTTCTGGCAAAGTTTTGGAACGCTTTCATCGGTGGCTTGGTGACACTGAGTTCAACACTGGCGAAGATTTGATATTTACAGGTGATGCTTTCGATACCGCTATATACCAAATCAGCGATATGCGCACGAATTTAGAAATATTACAAAGACAATACAAAGCCACCGCTGACGCTGGCAGTTCTATTGGTGATGTTTCAAGCAGCGGTACAACTTTAGTTGATTTAACGGCAATGAATCAATCTCAAATAATGGATTTGCAAGATAATTATCAATCCATGTATTTAGGAAAGCAGATTGCACATGACAACTTAATACTAAAGCAACAAGCTAGTGCAGAAAAAATAGCTTTAAGTTATGCGGCAAGGCATAAAGGAAAAATGCTTAATCTGACTCATTTATACCTCACTAAACAAAGCGCAATACAAAAAGCCAGCCAAGAAGCGTTAAAGAATACAAGCACAACTATTACCGAAGATATTATTGCTGCCTACAAATCAACAACCGACTCCATAGAAGAAACTCTGACTGATGCCATGATGGGTACAAAGAGTTGGGGCGAATCAATGAAAGGCATATTCCGACAGGTGGCAAGGGAATATGTGCTGACTAACATGGCTAGGCCATTTATTAAATCCATCACTAGCGCGTTACCTACATTCGATGGCGGTGGCTTTACTGGTGGTGGTTCTCGATCTGGTGGTGTAGATGGCAAGGGTGGGTTCAATGCGGTATTACATCCAAACGAAACCGTAATTGACCACACTAAACAGCAGGGTAATGGTAGCTCCACTAATATCAGTTTCAATATTCAAGCCAATGATGCGCGTGGGTTCGATCAGCTTCTACAAGAGAGGCGCGGTCAGATAGTCGGCATGATTAATCAAGCAATGAATGAAAACGGGCAGAGGGCTATCGCATGAGTTTCCCAACCACGCCTGTATTCAATGCGCTGAATATTAAATCCAATTCACCGACATTAGTTAGCGAGACAGCTTCTGGCAGAATGCAAAGCCGTAAGGTTGGTTCTCAGAAGTGGTCATTTACAGCAGCATACCCGCCAATGACGCAAGCCGATTTCAAGCCTGTTTGGGCCTATGTTATTGCTCGCGGTGGTCGTCATGGTGTGTTTTCTGTGACACCGCCAGTAGTGTCTTCGACTAGCGGCACAGGGACAGGCACAGTGACTTGTTCGGCTACAACTGTAGGCAATACATCAGTCACTATATCGGGCCTCACAGGGACGTTAAAGGCTGGCGACTTCGTTAAATTCGCTAACCATACCAAGGTTTATATGCTGGCCTCAGACCGTAGTGGCGCAGGCGCTATTACTATTGAGCCGCCATTGATCGCAGCGATTGCGTCAAATGAGCAAATGTACTTTGATAACGTGGCCTTTACGGTTCGCCTTGCTAATGACATTCAAGGATTTGATGTAGGCACTGATGCACTTTACAGGGTTAACGAGATTGATTTTGTGGAGGCGTTTTAAATGTCTCGCACAATTCATTCTTCTACCCTAGCTAAACTCGCTTCCAATACATTCCAAACCGCTCTATTGGTTAAGGTAGACTTTTCCACGCCCCTATACATTACAGATAACGCTCACGACATAACTTATGGTGGCAATGTTTATCAGGCAGGCGGCCACTTTCTAGGACTTTCAGACATAAAAGAAACAGCCGATCTCAAGGTAGGAACTGCGACCATTCTAATGTCTGGTGTAGAACAAACCTATATTGCGGCTATGTTGGCTGGAACGTATTTAAACCGCCAAGTGCTAGTTAATCGCGTTGTCTTAGAAAATGGCGCAATCGTGGGAGATCCAATAATAGCTTTTGATGGGCGTATCGCTCACTTCTCTATTGCTGACACTAACGGTAGTAGCCAAGTACAACTAACGGTTGCGGGCCACTGGGCAGACTTTGAAGGTAAGAAAGGTAGAGTGTCAAATGACAACTCACAACAAAGTGTCTTTTCTGGTGACTTAGGTATGCAATTTTCTGCGCAACTTGTGCGCAATATTAGTTGGGGTCGCTAAATGTTTGCTGCATTTTTTACATGGGTAAGTGAAGCGATTGTAGGTTATTTTGCTGGCATCACAATCGAATCAATTATCACGAACTTGATTATATCTTGGGCGATTGACGAGGTATTGGGCGAGAGTTTTGAGAACGATAATAAAGGCATACTGCTAAACAAATCTTCCAATAATGCGCCAATTCCCGTTGTGTACGGTGAACGAAAGGTTGGTGGCATTCGCTCATTTGTTGGCACAAGCGGAACCGATAACACTCATTTATGGATTGTATTAACTCTAGCAGAAGGTGAGATAGAGTCGATTGACGATATATACATCGATGACGTTTTACTCGAATCAGGCAGTAAACATTTCAGCGACACCGTTATCACTAAATATTTAGGAACGGACACTCAAACAGCAGACGCGGCATTAGTGGCTGCAAACATTGGTTGGACTACTAACCATCGGTTGCGTGGTTTGGCTTATGTCGTGTGTAAGTTCACATGGAATCGTGACGCTTTCGGCTCCTTGCCAGTAGTAAACGCTGTCATTAAGGGTAAGAAAGTATTTGACCCACGCAACAGCACCACAGCATATAGCTCAAATCCAGCATTATGCCTACGGGACTACCTCACTAACAGTCGCTATGGAAAAGGGTTAGCATCATCTGCGATTGATGACACGCTATTTGGTACGGCAGCGACACGATGTGAATCTCAAGTAACGCCTTATAGTGGCGCAGCAACACAAAACATCTTTAGCTGTAACGCTGTTGTTAATACCGACAAATCATTAATCAGTAATACCCGTGAGTTAATGTCAGGGTGTCGCGGCTTAATGCCTTATCAAGGCGGCAAGTTTGGCTTAATTATTGAAGATGAGAAGATAGGCAGCACCGTTTTTGACTTCGATGAGTCGCATATTATTGGCGGCATTATGATCGAGTCAGAGAAAAAATCGACAAAGTATAACCGAGTCGTTATCACCTACCCGAACCCCAACAAAAACTGGCAGACAGACACAGTTGATTGGCCAGTTGTGGGAAGTACAGCGCATAACGATTACATGACCGAAGACAGTAATGTTGATCTAATTGGACGCCTATCATTGCCGACAATAACCAACTTTTATACCGCGTCTGATATTGCAGAGTTAGTAGTTAAGCGTAGTCGTGCGGGTTTGAAGGTGGCGATACAATGCACCAGCGAGGCGTTGAAATGTCAGGTAGGCGATGTGGTTTCCATCACTCACTCAACACCAGATTGGACAGCTAAAGAATTTAGGGTGATGCTAACAAGCCTCAAGTCTGATGGAACGGTCACATTAAATCTAATTGAACACCAAGATAATATCTATCCGTGGGGAACGAAAACGCAAGAAGCTAGTCAGCCTAGCACTAACTTGCCTGACCCATTCAGCGTAGTAGCGCCGACCAGTTTAGCGGTTAATACAGGCTCATCAAATTACCTAGTTCAAGCAGACGGGGCGATTATTGTTCGTGCCAACGTGACTTGGACAGCGAGTGTAGATCAGTTCGTTAATCAATATGTAATCCAGTGGAAATACGCTTCTGGTTCAGTGTACGCAAATGAGGTGACAACCTCAGCCAACTCAGCTTATATCTCAGGGTTTAAGACGGGCGAAAGCATAGATGTTCGCGTCAAAGCCGTTTCTTCTATAGGTGTATCAAGTGCTTGGGTAATTGTATCAGCGACAACGGTAACGGCTCACGCTACAGCCCCAGCAGTGCCTACAGGGTTAACCGCTACAGCAAAGCAAGGCGCTATTGAACTAAGTTGGACAAACCCAACCGATACCGATTTTGCGTATGTAGAAATCAATCGACACACAAGCAACAGCCAAGGCGCATCAAGCCTATTCGTAAAGACAAGCAACACCACTATTGTTGACCAAGTGGGTGAATCCGCCACTCGTTACTATTGGGCTAGATCGTTCAACCGTTCATCAGTAGCAAGCGCATGGACTTCGGTAGTAGTAGCCACCTCAACAACCTATCCCGTAGCAGCCGCAGCAAGCCCTACACTGGCACATAATGGCCTAGTCTACTTCGCCACCAATCAAGCTAGCGCACCCGCTACACCAAGCGCCTCAAGCTACAGCTTCGCAACAGGATCTATGACAAGCCTAACGTCTAACTGGAGTATCACGCCTCCTGTATTAAATATTGGTCAGTCTGACAAGTATTGGTCAAGCCGCTGGGCGGTTGAAGAAACCACAAGCGGTGGCGGTACAGGCACACCCACGTTCCAAACAGCGATTGCCCAGTTTACGTTTGATGGTGTGGTGACGTTTTCTAATAGCACCAGCATCACTAATGGCACAGACACGCTAACGACTAACGGGTTGTTGGCTAGCGGTGACGCAGCGGCAGATATTAACGCCAATGTAACCACAATTGATGGTAGCAAGATTACAACAGGCAGCGTAACGGCTGATTATGTTACATCAAATATTTCATTGACTAGCCCTGTAATTACTGGCGGGACTATAAAGATAGGTACAGGTAACACGCCTAGCGGAAACTCTTTTGAAGTTGCTAGCAATGGCATGATTTGGACTGATCTCATTGTTGATTGCAGGATACTAGCAACAAACTTCCACTCCAGCACTTCCAACGCAATTTACGCATCAACTAGACATGCTAAGGAGGCAATAATTGGCTTAGTTAGTGGAACTAACTCAAGCACATCTGCTCACGGAATTAGAGGTATAAATTATTACAGTGACTCTGCCACTGGAAGAGTTTCAACTTCTGGTTTAGTTGGCACAGCAGCTAATTTCGACTTTTATGCTGACGGGGGTGGAACAAACTACGGGCCTTTCACGGGCGCGCATGATTGTTTAGTGGCTAATTCAAACACAGTATCTATTGGCGACCTCGTTGTCGATGTTGAGTGCGTGGCTCGTAGAGGGTTAAGTAATACGCTATTTGAAGTTGAAACTTCTAGCTCAACCAACCAAGCCGCCTGTATCGGTGTGGTCGTTGCAGATAACGGGGCATTATCTAACCATTCCCCCGCAGCATTCATCACTGGATTCACAGATGACGGTGTGAAAATGATGAGTTCAGGCTATGAATTAGCCAAAAACAACTATCAATTAATGGCTATCAATGCCGTTGGCGAGGGACAATTGAATATCACTGGCGAGGGTGGAAACCTAACAGCAGGGGATTTGATTGTGGCGAGTTCAACAGCAGGAAAAGGCATGAAGCAAGCCGATGATTTTGTCAGAAGCTACACCGTTGCGCGAGTGCGTGAATCAGTTTCTTTTAGTTCTCCTAATGAACAAAAGCTAGTCGCCTGCATTTACTTGTGTGGCTAAAAATTAATTATTAAATAGTAAGGAAATACCATGAGCGAATTATCAAACTACCTAGAAGACCAGTTTTTGGCAATTAGTCTAAAAGGGGCCACGGCTTATACCGTAGCCACTCCCTACCTAGCTCTATTCAGCACTGACCCAACAGACGCGGGTTCTGGTACTGAGTGCAGTTGGTCAGGTTACGCTCGCCAGACAATGACCTTCGGCACAGTCAGTGGTGGAAGTGTTTCAACGTCAGCAGAAATTACGTTCCCAGCTATGGCAGGATCAAACGTAACTGTGACTCATATCGGTGTATACGATGCTTCAACCAGCGGTAATCTGCTGTACCACACAGCCCTCGATAGTTCAAAAGTGCTAGCGGCAACCGATACCATGAGTGTGGCAGTTGGCGGTGTTTCGGTAACACTTAGCTAATGAACTTCGCTTCTCTTAACAGTTTTGCACTGGGTGGATACCCTCAGCTATCGCAGTATTTAACCGCGAGTGTTGAAGGTGTCTGTACTGTTTCAGCCGTGGGGAGGCGTGTAAGAAGTTTAGAAGCATCAGTGAGTTGTACTGGGACAGTTCAGGCAGCGGCAGTCAGGATCACTAATCCAACGGCTCAAGTTACAGCCTCGGCTAGTGCGTCCTCAACCGCTATTAGATTAGTCTCGTTCAACTCAGCCGTTAACGGGTCAGCGTCTACTAGCGCACAAGCTAAACGAACAGTTTGGGCTTCTGGTGATGTTGTATCAAGCGCAGCGTTATCGGCAGTAGGTAATCGTGACAAACTATTATCTGCTTCGGTTAATGTAACGGGCGCAACGCTTACTATTGCAATTCGTAGTGCAGAGGCTTTGGCGGCTATTAGCGCCTCGGCTTCTGTTACCGCGATAGGTTATAAATCCAGAACAATAGTGGGTCAAGTTAATGGCTCTACTAATGTCACAGCGATAGCTGAAAAAGGGTTAACGGCAAGCGCATCTGCTAATGGTTCAGCACAAGTTCAAGCCGCAGACTCCGTTACTGGTGGGGTAAGAGGCTCTATAAGTGGTGGTGCAACGGTTCAGGCTGTAGGCACTAAGGTTGTATTTGCACAAGGTTCTATAGCTAGCAATACATCCACTCAAGCGGCAGGCGTTAAAGTTGTACAGCTTAATGGACAAGTGTATGTGGCTGGCAATGTGTCGGCAGACTCGGTTCGCAATGTAAGTAGCAGCGCATCCGTTAATGTTGTTGGCATTACATCAGCGGCAGGCAGCAGAAATACGCAAGTAAGCGGGTCTATAACGGGTTCAGACGCATCTGTTGTTGGTTCTGCATACGTTTATATATTTGCCATTACACCGATACACAGAAAAGTATTTGCTAGCTCAGAGAATAGAACCGTATCTGTCAAATCTGACCATAGAGTGATGCGCGTTAGTGAGGATAGAACGATGAAATTTGAATATAAAAGGGCCGCATAATGGATACTTTCGTTAAACAACCCGGAGATACCCTTGATTATGGTGTCGATCTTACCAAGTGGCTATCTACAGGCGATACAGTGAGTGGGGCAACCGCTACGGTGTCACCTTCTGGCCTGACCATTAGCGTGACTGAATCAACGACAAGTGAGCCTAAAGTATGGGCTAGCGGTGGCGTTGACGGCACTCAGTATCAGGTCACTCTAACGGTAGTGACTACTGACGGACGGACTAAAGAATTTGAATTTAAAATTGTGGTGAGTGAATTATGAGCTTCGTAAATAATGTAAATTCAACACTAAACGCAAGCGCAACATCAAGCGCAACTAGCGTCCAAGTTGTTAAAGCGGTTAGCCCGTATAACGACCCGCCAACGTCGGGGCGCATAACGCTAATGGATAGTTTATCAGCACCCACAAAGATTGAAATAATCACCTATACAGGCCGCACAGATAACACGACCTATTGGACGCTTACTGGTTGCACTAGAGCATCAGAATCGACTACAGCGTCAATATGGGCATCAGGAGATAACGCCATTCAAGCGTTTACAGCGGGTGATGCAACGGCTTCGTCAGGCACGCTACCGTTTTATAAATCAGAT